TACCTTTTAAATTGGGTATTAGTAATCATTGTTTAAAAATCACTTTTTAGCACTTCTTGAAAGTGTATCAAGATAGGCGGCCATTGTTGGATTAACTTCCTTAGCATTAAGGTTAGTTACTTCCTCTGTTAAGACCTCTTCAGATAAGTTTTCAGAAGTACTTTTTGGATTGCTAGTTTTCGCAGGGAAATAAGATTCCTTGAGTTGTACTAGTTTCTCCCGATAGTCTGTGTCACTTTCAAACTCAAGATTCTCGGCTAGAGTAGCAAGTTTGTCTTTCTGAGTGTCAGCAAGACCCTCAGTAACATCAGCGAAAATTACATCTGATGTAGACTCTGCTAATCTGCGATTAAGAGCAACGTTTTTGTCAATTTGCTCATTGAGTTTACCTTCCATTTCATCAAGCTTATCTACCATGCTGTTAAGCACATCATATTTTTCTTCAGGGATAGTTACATAATGTTCTTCAAATAGTGACTTCATACCTTCTAGGAAGGATTCAGTCATTTCTGTTTTAAGTCCAGCTTCTACTGCGAGTGCGTTTTCTTGAATCCACTCATCAGCAACATACTCTAAGTATGAATCTACTCTCTCGGTAAGACCAATTTTGATCGTATCCAATTCTTCTACTAGAGCAGTAGCATAAGACTCATTTAATTCTTCTTTGATTTCTACAACCTTAGTTTTGATTGCAGTTTCAAAAATAGTTCTTGCTTTATTTTGAAAATCTTCTGAAAGTTCTTCACCCTCTAAAAGTGCCTGAACGTCTGCTTCAACGTCATAACTTTCTTCTTCGACGATTTCTTCTTCAGTAGATTCCTCTTCAGCAACCACTTCGGTTCCTTCTTCTTCAGTAACTTCTTCTTCAGCAACCACTTCGGTTCCTTCTTCTGTAGCTACTTCATCTTCGGAAACAATTTCCTGACCATCTTCTATCTCATCAGATACCGCTTCAGCTTTAGCAGCCTTGGCATTAACTACATCTCTTACTTGTGCTAGAGTTGCAGAAGGATCTTTGAGTTTTGCTGAATCGTCATCAGGACGATAATTTTCTGGGGTAGGTCCACCAAGGTCTTCTACTGGTACACCAGCAGGAGCTGCGTCTGCGGCAGCCGCACCTTTGGTTACTACGTTTTCTTCGAGGTTTTCCATGTCGTGATAATTGTTTCCAACGGAGTGTTTACTAGATCGTGTTAGAATCTATACTTATTTATAGATTTGTTAAATTTAGAGGTTATTTAGAAAATCGTTGAATAGACCCAACTTGTGCTCCTCTAAAGCACGTTGATCAACTAATGTATTAATTGATTTCTTTGTTTTTTCTGCGAGTTGTTCACGGAGAAGTCCTCCATCCCAAACCCATTCCTTTCCTTCCATGATACCGTTAACAAAAGCATCTGGAGCAGAAGGATCTGCCACTATATCGGCAGCAGTTGCTAATTGAAAATCTTCACCAACAACTTTACAACCTGAATGGTCTTCTTTAAGTGATCCAACTCCACGAGATGAAACACCTAACATAACACCTTCACCCAATAAAGATTTTGCAATCTTACCCATAGGTGTTTCAAGGAGTTTTGCCTTTCCTCTAAAATTATTACCTTCTTGAGTAAGACATGTAATTTTATGAGAAACTCTATCAAGGTTAACTGTAGGACCTTCGGGATGACCCAATTCTCCTAAAGCACGACCTTTATCAATGAAATTGTCATTATATCTACCAACCTCACGAGCAAGAGTATCAATAGGATACATTCTACCGTTACGGTTTTTAATGCCTCCCTGCAAAAATACTCCTTCAATATGAAGTGTCTTATTAGACCCTTTACCTTCGGATATTATTTTTACTTGAGAAATCTCTTCTGTGATCAGTTTCATTCTTCTTGTTCCTGTTCAGTTGGTTCTTCAGTTTCAATTGTTTCTTGTTCTTCACTACCATCATCAAACATTGAATTTGCTACAGATGGTTGTAACGCATTAAGTCTTTCAGCAGATTTTGCAAATAGAATATCTTTAATTTTATCTGAAACATCGGATGAAGAGGCATCAGAAGCGATTAAATCGACAATATCTTCCATAATTTTAACATTATTATATATTTCCTATTTATAACTCTGCCTTTCTAGTATCTTTTTGATAGTTAGCATCAACAACTTGTGCCTGTGCTTCTATATCAGGATCCATAGGTTGCTCACCCATATTTTCCATTGATGGATCGCCTTCTTGTTGTGGCAATGGTTCTCCTGTAATTGGATCTAATTGAGAAGGATCTGGTAAGATACCTTTCTGAATTTCATCTTCAATCTGCTCATCAATTTCTACAATTTCAGTATCAGTTTGACGTAAAACTCTTCTGCGAACATATTCAGTGGAATAATATTTACCAATGTATGGTTCCATTGTTGCTAAAATTCCAAGTCTTCCTTCTAATAATTCCTTTTCTTTTAATTCAGCAAATTGATTATCATAAATGAAATCATATTGAATATGATCTTCCATTGATTCCCAGTCTTCTGGAGTAACAATATTCTTCAGAATCAATTGAGTTCTGAGCATATCATTGAACATGGCAGCAAAGCGTTTTCTTAAACGCCCTACAAACTTAGCAAACTTAAGTTCATCTCTTAATATTTCTGATGAACGCCCTAAATTAAATCCACCATCTGCTGCAATTCTTGATTCGGGAACACCTAATGAACGATACAGTTTCTTTTGGAAATATTCAATATCATTAAGTTCTCCAAGATTCTGTCCACCTGGAAGTGTAGTGATTTCAGTTCCTCTACCACCTTCTCTACGTGGCAACCAGAAATCTTCCATCATAGACATGAACTTTCTATCATCTCTAACTTCACCAGTGTTAGCATCATATACTAACTTATTTCTGTAGCGAGACATTACCTCTTTTAGGTATTGTTCTGCTTTTACCTTTGGAAGATTACCTACATCAATGTAGAATATTCTTCTTTCAGGTGCTCTTGATAATCTGTAAATAACAAGACTATCCTCAATCATTCTTAATTGATTAAGTGATTTAATTGCTTTATGAAGATATGAAAGAACTCTATTCTTATTTCTATCTACTAAACCAGAAGTACAATATGTAATTGAATCTTTAGCAATCTTGATGGAATTTTTACCACCCATTTGCCCAATCATAGAAGTTGGATGTTGAACTTTAGGTGTGTATAAGAAAAATTCATCATACTGTGGATTAGGAACTTCTTCCTTATCAGTTTGTATTCTTATAGCAGGATCAACACCTTTTTTCTTTTTTTCTTGACGAATAAATTTTATCTTTAATGGATCAATATATCTAAGATCCTGAATTCCTTCTTGAGGATTTTTAATATCAATAACCTTTAAGTAATATAATCTTCCATCTACATACCAATTACGAAAAATTTCATGAGACTTTCTATCAAAGTCCATTATTTCTTTAATATATCTAAACTCTTCTCTAATTTTTTTCTTTATACCATCACTAGCCTTTAAATTTGATAATTCTACTTCTACTGGAGAATCATACAAATCACTAACGATTGCTTCATTTACAACATCTTCTATAGCACCATCCGCTTCTGGATGAAGTGCCATTTCTCTATATCTTCTTATTAGATCATATTCGGAACGATATGCACCTTCAATATCTACATATTGACCATAAAATCCACTTGATACAAAAGCATCAACACCGTCCTCATTATTTTTGGGGACGGGTGATATTATTGAAGTGGATTTTTTATTTGTCTCCTCAATAGAAAAACCGAAAAGTTTTGCCATAGTATAATACTCTTTATCCTACTATTATAGCACTATTTAGTTGATGTCATCACCACCAGCATTTGGACCAGTGCCTTTAATTGCTTCCCAGTACTGAACTTGCAGTTCAACTGTGAATTCCTGAATACCTTGAGCATCGTATGAAAGTTCAATAGGTCCAACCTGAGTTGGGAAAGTATCATAGAATCTGTAAGATCTTAATGTAGAACCATCACGATCTAACTGATAGACATAAGCATCTGCCTGATAATCTGCAGGATTAACTAAACCAGTATTATCAGATAATCTATTAATTGTATTAGACCATCTTTCAAATGCTGAACGAATAGCAAAGTCAGTATCGTTGATAACAGTAACAGTCCAAGAATCGAATGTTCTATCTCCAGCAATTTTAAGAACCCTTCCTCGGAAAGGAACTTCGATCTGAGCAACGTTGGATGCTGGTAAATTAGCACCCTTTACTAAGAATCTTGCTTTGTCAAGAACCGCAGAGTCAGGTTGAGCGACGTCTGGGAAAGTGAGGACAACTTCAAACAGATTAGCACGAGCACCACCACCCGTCAACTTACTCTTGAAGTTTGATATCGTTCTTAGTGGTGGTGGATTGACTTGATTTCTAGCCATGATTGTTTTTTAAACCTCTAATTAAACTGAACCGATTACTTCTTCAAAAGCAACACCAGTTCTGGTAGCAACAAAGGTAAGTCCGATGAAGTTGATAGAACGTGCTGGTTTAATGAAGATGTCTGCAACAAACTCATTTGAGTCGATTACTGCTGCTGTGTTATTTGTCTCGTCACAAATAACTACGAAATCGAAGATACCTCTCTTCGCCTGAACATCCCTTAAGAATGGTTCAACTATATTTACAAAGTTAGTCCTTGTAAGTTCATCGTTGAACTCGAAGAGTTGATCTTTAGCAGCGGCTGAAATAGCATCTTCAAGGTAGATGAATAATCTACGAACGTTGATGCGATCAAACGCTGATGATTTACCAAATCCAGTTTTATCTCCAAATAAGATAATACCAGCTCCAGGTGATAGGATAACTGGGTTAATCCTGTTGGAATAAAGGATATCTCTTTGTTTCTTGCCTGGATTGTAAACAAGTTTTACTGAATTGAGGATTGGACCTCTTGCAGTTCCTGCTGGTGAGAACCAAGGGAACTGTTCAATATCAGTTCTTGCACAAGTTCCAGCAATGTCTCCGTTTAATGGGACATATCTGAAAGTATTGTTGAAGCGATCAAACATATACTTATAACCACTATCAAATACACTATAAGTGGATGATGATAATGGAGCATAGAATCCAACAACGTTATCCGTTGTTTCGTCTATACTACTTACAGTAACCTGTCCAGAAACAGTATCATTCAAAAATGCCTGTCTATAAGGTGAAATGAATGCAACTGCATCTTTTCTTGCTTCTGCAACAGCAGTAACTTTTTCTGCAACTGCTTGTGATTGCTCTTTTGGATGATGAGCAGCACCCATTAGGATGAAGTCTACTTCAATTTCCTCTGTATTTTCAAAAAGAGTGTAACCACTAATGATATCATCTACGCCTGAACTTAATGCTCCAGATGTAGTAAGATCTGTTTTATCACCGTAGTTTGTACCACCTGCAAGTGTTAATGTAGCAACACCAGCAGCACCAAAGTTTACTCCTTCAGCATTCTGATCCCAACCACTATCAGTATCTAAAGTATTGGTTGAAGATACGCTATATCCTGTAGTTGTAATTCCAGAAGTAGCACCACCACCAAAAATATACTTAGAGTTAGTTGCTAGATAATCTCTCCAATAAGAAGAAGATCCAACAGAATACTCAGCGTCTTTTGCTTTAGATAAACTTAGATGCTTCTCTAAGATAGTTCCAGAATTACCAGTTATGGTTCCTTTGTCGTCAATAACAAGTACGTGAACTTCATCATTTTTACCGCCTCTTGTAGAAACGTATGTTGAAGTACCAGGAGCATCTGCTATTGAATCCCACTCTAGAGTTGAATTACTCAACACTATATTCTGTGACTCAAACCAGTCTGTCTGAGCAGTATAACTTTTAGCAGAACCAGATCCAGATGAACCTGCTGCTATAACATTAACAGATCCACTATTATCAAATGTATATGTACCATTTTGCTGATACTCTACTGCGGTTTCGACACCTGCAGCAGATATATGTGAAA